ATTGGGAAGATTTTCCCTGAAAATGGGTCGTCCGTTCATTATCTGGCCGACTCTGGAGATTAATGGAGCAATCGAAAGAGATCGCACGGACTCGGGACGAATCGGCTTACCGGGGTGTGCCAAACCCACGAATCCACACAAAACTTAGCGATTTACCCTCTCACGGCGAGCAAATGATTAAGTTTTGCGAGGAAATCGGCTATACCTTGCTGCCCTGGCAGCAATGGTTGGCTCATCACTCGCTCAAATACAAGCCGGATGGTCGATGGGCGCACCCAGTCGTCACCCTATTGTGCGCACGCCAGCAGGGTAAATCGACTTTTATGGCGCTCCAAATCTTATTTCGGATCTACGTTCTCAAGGAAAAATTACAAGTTCATACGGCCCACAAACTAACCACCTCAGCTGAATTGTTTTACAAAATCTATGGAATCATTGAGCAGACTCCCCGACTAGCTGCTGAATTTACTAAAAAGCTGGAAAGTAAAGGATTTCAAGAACTGCAATTTACGGAAGGCCGTCGATATATCGTCCGAGCCAATAACTCAGCCGGTCGAGGTATCGCCGCACCCGAAACTATTCATCTCGACGAAGCTCGAGAGTATAAAGACGAAGATGTGTGGTCTGCTTTGCGCTATACCCAAATGGCTAGCCCCAATCCTCAAATATGGGTTTATTCCAATGCTGGAGATCAGCACTCAATCGTTCTAAACAAATTAAGAGAACGCGCCTATGCTGCCATTCACGGCGGAACTGACGACATTGGCTGGTTCGAGTGGTCTGCGCCAAATGGAATTAAATTCGATAACTCAGCAGACTTTTGGCTAGGTGTCTGCCAAGCCAATCCGTCACTGGGTCACACAGTTCATCCGGACAATATCCGAGCCGTCCTGTCAGACCCCGAAGATATTGTGCGCACAGAAGTTTTATGTCAATGGGTCGATACCATCAATCCAGTCATCAGTCCTACTCAATGGGAAGCTTGTCGAGTCGAGGGTCTCAGACTTGATCCCGAGATGGACACTTGGTTGGCCATCGATCTCAGTCCAGACCGAAAGCAAGCGGCTTTAGTCGCAAGCCAAAAACTCGAAGGGGATAAGTTCCAAGTCATACTTCTGCAGACTTGGTTTAATCCGTCTAACCTCGACGATAAATCTTTGGCAAATGACTTAGCCGATTGGGTTCGCAAATATCCGGTGCAACTGGTTGCCTATTCAGCCAGAACTGCATCAGCCGTTGCTGCGCGATTAGCACCGGCTGGGATTAAGACTGAGCCGATAGATGGCATCGACTACGCCCAGAGCTGCGATGAATTACTGGGAGCAATTTCATCTCAGCGGTTGGCTCACTCGGGACAAGATGAGCTGACTAAACAATGCCTATCCGCCGTCAAATTGCCTTTCGGTGATGGCGGATGGGTAATGGGTCGTAAAGTATCCAATGCGATTATCTGTGGAGCGGTCGCTTCGGCAATGGCAACTCATTACGCCACAAAAGCAAATGATGGCGTCGATATTGTTATCTTGTAACACAAGGCCTTTACAATAAAGGCTCAATGGGTGCTATCAGAGATTTCTTCTTTCCACAAATAACCGCGCAGACACCGCAGAAGGTCAGCGACGTGACTGCCGCGCTAACTCCTGTTCAGATTAGCGATTCCGTTTATAACATTCTCGGCGGCGCAACAAATACAACTCGTCAGCTTGCAATGAGCGTCCCTTCAATTGCTCGCGCTAGAAATATCATTTGCGGAACGACTGGTTCATTACCTCTCGAGCAATATAACAAACTTACCGGCGAACACGTTGATCCGTTGCGCGTTATCAATCAACCCGACCCAAGAGTGCCAGGATCACTTATCTACACTTGGCTCGCCGAAGATATTTGGCTTTATGGCGTTGGTTACGGACAAGTGCTTGAAATGTATTCTGCAACCGATGGCGGAAAAGTTCGCGCTTGGACTCGCGTTTCACCTGATCGAGTGACTGTAGATACGAATTTCCGTAACACAATGATTGAGTCATACAAAGTCGATGGAATGGATGTGCCAAATTCGGGAATTGGTTCAATTGTTCGCTTTGATGGTTACGACGAAGGATTTCTACATCGCGCAGGTAAAACTGTTGCTGCTGCGGTCTATCTCGAGAACGCTGCGGTTAATTACGCCAAAGAACCTAATCCGTCGATGGTTCTTAAATCAAACGGAACAAATTTAACTGCTGAAAGAGTTTCATCGCTTCTCTCAGCTTGGAGAACTGCTCGCCAAACTCGCTCAACGGCTTTCCTCAATGCTGACGTTGATCTAAAAGAATTTGGTTATGATCCAAAATCATTACAACTCGCCGAAGCACGTCAATATGTCGCACTAGAATTGGCTCGAGCAGCTGGAATTCCAGCATACTTCCTGAGCGCCGAAACTACTTCGATGACTTACTCAAATTCAATTAGTGAGCGGCGCTCTTTGGTTGATTTCTCACTTCGTCCATTATTGACTGCAATTGAAAAGCGTCTATCAATGCCAGATTTCGTCCCAGCAACAACCGAAGTGCGTTTTGACTTGGACGACTTCCTGCGCGGCAACCCATTAGAACGTGCGCAGGTTTATGAAATCCTAAACCGCATCGGCGCGATGAGCGTTGAGCAAATCCAAGAAGAAGAGGACTTGATCCGATGAAGATCAATATGCCAATGACTGTCACGGCTGCGGACACAGTAAAGCGCACCATTAGCGGCACAATTGTCACTTGGAACGAGCAGGGAAATACCTCTGTCGGCCCAACTGTTTTCGCTGCTGATTCAATTGAAATGAAGCCGGTGAAATTGCTTCTCGAGCACGACCGCACTCGACCAATTGGCAAGATGATGAGTCACGAAGTAACTGCCAATGGCATTGTGGCTACATTTAAGATTGCTAACACAATGGCCGGCGAAGATGCGCTTGTTGAGGCCACCGAAGGATTGCGCGACGGATTTAGCGTAGGCGCACAAATAAACGAATGGACAAACAACAAAGGCGTTATGCAGATTACCTCAGCAACGCTTGATGAAGTCTCTCTTGTTACTGATCCAGCAATTGATTCCGCTCGAGTGAGCGAAGTCGCTGCTTCCGAGAATGAAGCACCTAAAGAAGATTCTGATGCCGCAACCGCTGCTTCAGACAAACCAACCAAAGGAGAACAAGTGTCTGACACTACCGCTCCTGCTCCTGCCGTTGATGAAGCGGTAGAAGCAGCTAAAGTAGAATCTGTCTCGGCATCACGCCCAGCGTTCTACACAACTCCTCGCCTTGAGTTCACAAAGGCGAAATATCTCGAGAATAGCGTTCGCGCTAAACTCGGCGATGATGCTGCACGTCAATATGTAATGGCTGCAGATGACACCACAAGCAACAACGCTGGTCTCATCCCAACGCGTCAATTGACCGAAATCATCAACCCACTTTCCAATGCAGATCGCCCAGCCGTTGATTCGGTATCTCGCGGCGTTCTTCCAGATGCAGGAATGTCTTTCGAGATTCCTAAAATCACCGCAGTTCCAACAGTAGGCGAAGAAGCCGAAGCAGCTGCAATTGATGAAACAGGAATGACAAACGAATTCCTTTCAGTATCCGTTAAGAAGTATGCAGGCGGACAAACTTTCTCCGTTGAACTTCTTGATCGTTCTTCACCAGCGTTCTTTGATGAACTCGTTCGTCAAATGGAATACGCATACGCAAAGGCAACCGACGTTGCAGTTGTAACTGGCCTCATCGCTGGCGGAACTGACGGCGGAAACCGCACTCTCGATGCTGCTGGTCTTCTCGACTTCGTATCCGATGCTGGCGTTTCAATCTACGCTGGAACTCTTGGATTCGCTCAAAACATCATCGCATCACCTCAGCAATGGGGCGCGATTCAGAACCTCGCTGATAACGGACGTCCGATTTATCAGAACTTGATTGGCAATATGAATCAAGGCGGAAATCTTTCCAGCACTTCAGCAGTTGGAAACCTTCTCGGATTGAACTTCCGCGTTGATCGTAACCTCACAACAGGTTCAGGCGTTGGCGACAACACCATCATCGTTATCAACCCAGATGCATACACTTGGTATGAATCTTCACGTTTCCGTCTTCAGACAAACGTCGCACTCAATGGTCAAATCGAAGTTGCCTACTACGGCTACGGCGCATTGGCTACAAAGGTCGGCGCAGGTGCATACCGCTGGATGGTCGCGTAGTTAAATCCCTAAAAGTGACGGCCAGTCCGCTCCCGAGCTGGCCTGTCACCCTCTAGATCGAAAGGAAACGAGATGCCAACAATCGTCACGGCTGCAGAGCTGAGAACCATTCTTGGCGTCTCGTCCTCCCTTTACTCAGACGCTTATCTTGATGATATTTGTGACGCATCAGAGAACATAGTCATCCCGATGCTTGTCACCTTCCAAAGTAGAGTAAATAAAGTAAAGCTTGAAAATAATGTCGCCTACTTTCACACGGCAACAATTCACGAATTTACCGAAGGTCAATCTGTAATAATTACTGGTTGCGGATCACCTTTTAACGGCACTCACACAGTCACAGATGATTTAATTGGCCCCTATGTATTTACCGCCGCCATCACAAATGCTGACATACTGGAAAAGAACATTATCCCAGCCGGAAACGCTGCGCTATCTGGCCTCACAACCTATGTCGGAAATGCTAATGTCGAAGCTGCAGTTTTGGCTATTTCTGTCGAAATCTTTCAAGCCAGAACCGCTGCCGGCGGAGCGATTGAAGGAATAGATTTCAGCGTTTCGCCTTATCGTCTATCTAAGAATTTACTTGCTAAAGTAACTGGACTTCTTGGCCCCTATCTCGACATCGATGCGATGGTGGGCTGATGCCAGCATCGACTATTTCGGGAGATGTTCGCGGAGCAATAAAAACTGCTCTGGCTTCCATCAATGCTAACGTTTATGATCACGCACCAGAGGCTCCAATTGTCCCCGCAGTTGTCATAGTCCCAGATTCGCCTTATATGGAATTGGAAACAATCGGCAAGTCACCAGTGCGCGTCAAACTAAATTACACAGTCACTGCAGCAGTGGCTTACCTATCAAATCCAGCATCTCTCGATAATCTTGAGAAATTGGTTATTAGTATTCTTGGCGCTCTTAACGCGTCCAAGTATGAGTTATCAACAGTCGAAAGACCTTCGATAACAACAGTCGGAACAACTAACTTGTTAGTATCCGACATCCGCTTGAGCGTCCGCTACGAGCAAACTTCATAAGGAGACCAGATGGCAACGACAATCATTACTGGGCGCGATGTGACCTTCACTCTCGATAGCGCAACATACGATGCCCAAGCAACAAGCGCAGTTCTCAGCTGCGAAACGATTATTGAGACATACCAAACTCTCGATGGTCGCGCTTACAAATCCACTGATAAGCAATGGACTTTCACAATTGAATTGCTACAAGATTGGGGCGCAGCAAGCTCCCTATTTGAGGCAATGTGGGCTGATGCTGAATCAGCACCAAACACAACCCTTGCAGTATCTTTCACTGCCGCAACGGGCGCAGTTTTTGCGTTCAACGTTTTGCCAATCTTCCCAGCAGCCGGTGGAGCAGCTCCAGGAGCGCTTACCGATACTTGGACGATGACAGTTGTTGGAACACCAACAGAAACCTTTAGTTAAGAGATCGGGGATCGGGAGCAATGAAATTAGCAATCACAATTGAATATAACAGTGGCGATACTGCAACTTATATAGCTCAGCCGCCGGAGTGGGCAAAATGGGAAAAGACCACAGGTCATACCATCACAAAGGCGCAAGAGAACATAGGGATTTGGGATCTTCTGTTTTTGGCTTATAACGCCTACAAGCGAGAACAAGCCGGAAAGCCAGTCAAGTCTTTCGAGATTTGGATGGAAACAGTTTCGGATGTTAGGACTGCAAGCGAAGACCCAAAAGCCACACCGCCGACTCCGTAAGGCGGATGTTGGTAACAGTAGCGTTAAAAACCGGAATTCCAATGCAATATTGGGATGATTGGGATGATATAGCAACGGCAGTTGAGCTTATTAAGGAGATGAATAAAGATGGCTGAAGAATTGGCGGCGTTCGATAGAACAGAACTACGCCAAGTTTATAAAGCCTTTAATCTTCTTGGGGATGAAGCAAAAGCCGAAGCTCGAGAAACTTCCAATAATCTTGCTACATATTTACAACGCCAAATAGCCCAAAAATCTCAGACTCGCGTCAAAGGACAAAGGGCTATTGAGCGGATTGTGGCCGGCTCCAAAGTATCAAAAACCAGCACTACCGGTGAAATTCGATATGGTTATACCGGACAAAAATTCAGTGGTGGAGCAAATACCCAGCAATTGTGGGCAGGATTTGAGTTCGGATCAAATCGATGGAAACAATTTCCGAGTTATTCTGGACGACAGGGACGCGGCTCACGCGGATGGTTTATTTACCCGACATTACGCGCTGAACAACGAAACATAGTGTCACAATGGACTGCTGCGTTTAATCGGATTCTAGATAAGTGGGGCATAAGTGGCATCTGATTCAAGAGCTTTAACGCTCAAACTTCTTGCTGATACCGCTGACTTCCAAAAGAAATTAGAAGCTGGTTCTAAAGACATTGAATCAATTGGCGATAAAATATCAGATTTTAGCAAAAAAGCGGCTATCGCTTTTGCTGCCGCTGGCGCCGCCGTTGGAGCTTTTGCCGTTAGTGCAGTTCAAGCTGCCGCAGAAGATGAAACTGCTCAAAAACAATTAGCGGCAACGATTGAAGCCACAACTAACGCAACGGCAAAACAGATTGCTGGTGTAGAAGAATACATAAAACAAACTTCAATTTCGATTGGGGTTACGGACGATCAATTAAGACCGGCTTTCGCTCGACTTGTGCGTTCGACCAAAGATGTTGAAGATGCTCAAAAACTGCTCAATCTTGCACTTGACATAGCGTCGGCAACCGGCAAACCTCTTGAATCTGTAGCTAATGCTTTGGGTAAGGCGTATGACGGAAATACAACTGCATTAAATAAACTTGGTCTTGGTCTAGATGCCAATTTGATTAAATCAAAAGATACAGATGCAATTTTTAAGACTTTAACTAATACTTTTGGTAATTTTGCAGAAAATGAAGCTTTAAGCACTCAAAAGCAAATGGAAAGAGTCAAGATTGCTCTTGATGAAGCCAAAGAATCAATTGGTGCAGCGTTGCTCCCAGTTGTTCAACAATTGACAACTTGGATCCTCAATAACTTTATACCAGCATTAGAAGCATTTATTGCCGGCTTAACTGGTAAGGGCGGTCTGAATAAGGCATTGACTGACTCTCAAAAAACTGCGGTCGAATGGGGTAACAAAGTTCGAGGTTTCATAGATACTGTTATTGAACTCAAAGATGAAATTATAATTATGGCCGGTGTTATGGCTGGCGCTTTCGTTGTTAGCAAAATTGCCGCAGGCGTCGCAGGAATTATTGCATTAATCAATGGTCTTATTAAAGCTTATAACGCTCTTAAAGCTAGTTCAATAGTCGCCGGAATCGCTCAAGCTTTTGCATTAAATCCTGCTCTTGGTTTAGGTGCAGTCGCTTTGGCAGCTGGCATTTTGGCTGGCGCTAATGCTCTTGCAAAGACAGGCGATGTTGAACAAGTTGATACTTCGGTAGGCGGCACAAATCTTGGAAGCAGACCTTTAGGTGGAAAGGTGCAAACTTCCGCTTCCGCGGCAGCAAGCGGAGTTTCAGGGGGTTCAAGTTTTTCAGGTGGTATTGCAGGCCAATTAGCAAGTAGCGCACAACCACCAGCCACTAAAAAAACACTTGTAGAAGAAGTTGCCACAATGCCAACTTTTGCTCAATCTGGCGTAAATACAACGACGTTGGCAGGAATAGCAGCTGCATCGGGTGTAACTATTAATGTCAATGCTCCATCAATTATTGATCGGGAAAACTTTAGTCGAGCCGTTGTGGATGCGTTAAATGAATCCAATGCCCGAGGAACTGGCGGTGGCGGTGGTCTTCGAGGCGTTGTTGCCTTATGAGTATCTGGACTCCTGAATATCGAATTTTAATAAATGGAACCAATGCAACTGGATTAACTTTGGTCGGATTTACAATTCAATCCGGTAGGACTGACATTAATAGCCAAGCACAAGCCGGTTATTGCAATTTAACTTTAATTAATACCGATAACGAAACTTATAATTGGACTGTAAATACATCAGTCACCATAGAAATAAAAGATAGCACTTCAAGTTGGATTTCTTTGTTTGGTGGTCGATTATCGGATATTACGACAAGCGTCCAAGCTGCAGGCAGCACTGGTTATGTCACCTCATATCAAATAGTTGCTATTGGCGCGCTATCTAAACTTTACAAGGCTATATGGACTGAT